AACTTGTTCCACTTGTATTCTGTGCATTTGTTAAACTAAAAGATACACTACTATCAAGGTTACTTGCAGTAATTACATACCAAACTTGATTTAGGTTGTCGTAACCTAGTCCAAAGTTTCTGTAAAGTTCAATATTGTCTCTCATTGTTGTTTCTATGGCAGTTGGTAAATCTGTAACAAAATTTACAATCACTTGTGTTGGCACTGCATTAGTTGGGATAAAATTATTAAGTGTCACTGGTCCTGTTCCGTCAACATTGTTACCAGTTCCTTGATTAGTCCCATCAAGTTCTAATGCAGTAACAGTTGCCCATAACTCAGTTTTATCACCAGGTAATGTTGCTGACCCAACTTTTAGTCTGTTCAAATTATTAAAAACAAACCCAGTAGGTGGAACAAATTTAATTAATCCACCTTTTGCAATGTACTTTTTATTATCACTTGCTTGTGGACCAACTGGTGCTGGTGCACCACTTGCAACAAATTTAAAAAAACCTGTTGTTTCGTTGTTTGCAGTTGTGCTTTGAGACCATTCTAAATTAAGTGTAGTTAAACTTGGTCTAAGAAAGTTTTCATAGTAAAACTCTTGCATTCCCCTACTAGAAAGCACAGGCTCAACTTGATTAACAATTATATCTGTTATATCGTTTTGATCTATAAATGTAAATGTAAAACTAGGTACTTCTGTATTTTCGTATACCATTCCATCAGATGCAAAAACATTTGTACTTGAGTACTTTCCAGTGATATCAACTAAATCCAAATATCTACTAGTACCAATTGAGCTACGATTAACTGCCTTAGACTTAATTATAGTTGAATAAAGTGTATATGGAAAGTTATTGTAATCCTCACCATTGACCATTCTGTTTTGTGTGTAATACCTAGCAGGTGCTCTTTGCTTTATATCGTTAATATTTTCTCTGCTAGCCGCATTGCTTACAGGTTGTGTTAATGCACATGTAAGAGTAAGTGTTTCATTTCTTCCAGTTTTTGAAACATACCCAATACTAAGTGTGACATTTTGCATTTCATCTGGGTTGATGATATAGTTCAATCCGTTTGAACTTCTCACATAAGTTCTGAATGTACCAACTGGAATGCTACTAAAAACTCCGTCACCAAAATTTAAATTTATCTGATCATTGGTTCGAGATGTTATTTGAAAATATCTACGTTGCTCAGGAGTTAGTTCTTCTGTAGCACCGGCGTAGATGTTTTCTACTTTTTTCCACTCGCTTTGAATAATGTTCTGTGCATCTAGTTGGTACAACCATGTATCTTCGTTGTTGATTCCCTCAATGTTTACATTAACAATTCTGTTGCTTATTCTTTCTCCAAGATTAAACTGTTGATCTTGTAAACTACCTTGTTTAAAGTAAAAAAAGTAACCAGTGTTTGCACTTGCATAACCTTGTTTATCGTTTCTGTAGAGTATATTCAGAGCGCCGTTTGGTGCTGGTGCTGGTTCGTACAAATATGTTTCATCTAAACTAGTTGCACTTACTGCTTCAAATGTCATGTTAGTGCCATTTATAATTTGACTAAACGGTATGACTGGTAAGAATCCTTGCACCAAATTCAATGTGTATTCGTCAGTTTGAACACCTAGCAAATTTTGACTATTTCCAGGACGTCCAAATCTTTGGCTTCCACTTAAAGCAGCATTAACAATCACTGTAAACTGCTCTAACCAGTTTGTGTTGGTTGTATCGTTCCAATTTACTGTGATATTAGATAGATTGACTCCTGTAAAATCTATCACACCTTCAGTAGTACTGATACTTGTAGCCTTTATAAATCCTTGTGAGGCAGTGTTACGCTTTGGAGTATAACTAACTAATTCAGCAAGTCTTACAACACTGTCTCTTCTTTCAGCAGTATCGATAAAGTTTTCTCTAGTGTTTAAATCGTTACGGAAACTACCTGCTTGACCCATAAACGCCATTACATCTAGCAGTGCAATGAATTCACTTGATTCTATATAGTCATTGTAGCTCTCAGGATAATATAAACGAATATAGTCTATAAAACTTTTGCGAAGTGTTTCAAAATCATAACTTTGAAAGTCTGCTTCACGATATGTTTGATAGATTCTCTTCCAATCCTCAACGCCAAAGATACTAGTTTGTCTTGTAGTTTTAGCCATGTGTATTTCCTTACATGGTATTTATGAAAAGAATTAACTGGGTAGTTTATACTAAACGTCTGAGAAGGAGGCTCGCATTGTTTCATTATTAAAGAATATGTTTAGTAATTCACCTTGTTGCCCACTAACAGTGTCTACTATTAGATTAAGTCTTATTCCGTTTTCTTGCGGAAATACATCTATATCTGACAGTTGTATCCTTGGGTCTTGTGCGACTATGCGTTGTATTTCTTTAATTATTGCTTTGTTGGTCGGTTCACCTTGTGGTTCAAACATAAGTGTGAACATAGTCGTACCCACATTAGGACGTCCGGGCATCTCACCTTGCCTGATTGACAGATTATTTAGTAGATCACGTTTGATTAACTCGAAGTCTGTGACTGTATAGTTTTTGTACTGATCAATTGTACTATATCCGATAAACGTTGCCATGCTGTATTTAGTATCCTAAATTAAGTGCTTATTACACCATTAACTTTTTTGCTTGCAACAACTGTCTCTAATGCAGTGTCAATTGTTGTGCGAACAGTTGTGCCAACCACTCCACTACCACCAGTGGAAAATCCTTGTATCTCGTTGCTGAGTTTTTGTTGTGCTAGTTGTATAGAATACTGCCCGCCTCTAACCAATTCGCTCATTTGATTACTGGTTATCGGAGAACTGTTTGCTCCAGCAAATGTTTCGCCAAGTGTAGCCGCTCCGTCCTGCCATTTTTTCACTGCATCTACACCAAATTTACTTGCTCCACTGATAAGTCCACCAAGCGATGCTTCGTCTTCAAGTCCAGTTACTATTCCTGCATTTTGCAGTTCACCTAAGCCCTTGTTGAACAGATCAGTTTTGGTTAAATCCTGTAGCGTTTCGTTGTTTAGAAAATCACTTACTCCATTTATTCCTTGAGAGCCAGTCCACACACTTGCACTGCTTAGAACAGTGTTCAGATCCGCCGTTGCGTCCTTTAAAAAGAACTCAGCAGTACCTGGTTTAAGTAGACCGCCTTTTTCTAATTCTGTTGCACTAAATCCAAACTTACCAACACCAAACGAATTTGAAATTTCATTAGAGCCTTGTGCTACAAGTTTACTTGATTGTGCTACCATACTTGTTACTTTTTCAGGTGGTATCTTGCCAACGTTTGTAGTTGCCTGAGCTTGTGTTTCATAGTCTGATTCAGTTACAGTATCAACTTCTGTTGATTCTGCTTTGGTAACTGCTTCCTGTGTTTTAGGATCAAGAGGTACTTGTTCTGCAGGTGATTCTAAACTAGTGCTAGTGTTAACGCCAGTTCCTCTATTAGCATAAGGTTCATGTGTTGGTGCTCTTGTAACGATAGTTTCAATTGCACCTGGTGCCGCAATCCACCCTTGTTGTGGTTCAAATTTTGTATCAGGGAGTCGTAGTTTTGGAATATCAACTGTTTTTGACACAGGCGATGCGGATCCACTGTTTAACTTTATACATCCAGCTTCGAGAGTAAGTCCAGTACCTGCACCCCATCCTCCAGTCCTACTGTTTAGATTAAGTGCACCGTCGCTTTTTATTCCCACTGAGCTTTTGCTATACGCCAATATACTGTTTGTACCTGTGAGACTTAAACTACCAGTTTCCAAACTCATAGCACGTTTAGCAAAAATATTTACACTGCCAAGTTCGCTGGCTATATTGATATTACGGTCGGCATGCATGTTAAGTTCACCAGCACTTCTAATATTCAAACTGTTTGACGCATAAACATCAATTGTTCCTTCGTTTCCTAGTTCTACCCAAGTCTGCCCATTTGCATGCATGATATGAATTGTCTGTTTGCCTTCAGTATCGTTCATCATTATTTGATGTCCAGTACTGGTACGTATTCTAGTGAGGTTGTCTTCACCTGCAAGATCACCATCATCCATTACAAAACTGTGTCCGCCTTTGCGTGCTATGACAGTTGTTTCATTTGCCTGTAATGTACTACTTGCTACCTTGGCAGCTATCTGTGCATCAGTGAGTCCACCTTGATATACAGCTCTTCCAGCAGTGCTTATTCCGAAAACTGTACTAGGAGATTCTCTTTGACTGTTTGAACTTATTGGTCCAATAAGAGGATCTGCTATAACACCTTGTGACAACATCTGTCCTGCTAGTACACTGTGTACTGGCTTTATTTCATCAAAGAATCTTGGATTTTCTGCTATTGCATCATTGGCATTGTTTATTTCGACCACTGGCAATTTTGCTTTGTTGGCAAATAGAGGTGAACCACTATCGTCAATGTACTTTTTACTACTACCAATTGCTGGAACCATGTGATTTAGTCCAGGAGATATTGGCATACCTAAGTAGTATCCTTCGTTTGGATCTCCATTTGCAAAAAAGCAAAGTACTTTTGTTCCAAGATCAGGTGGTGTGCCAAAGAATCCATATGCATGATTGTTGCCAGTAAAACTTCCTGGACCAGTTGGTTGCTGAGCACTCTGTTGTGTATACCCGTAGTAGGGTGAAATATAACTTACCGTACGCCATAAATCTGTGTTGTTCTTATCGTCTCCAGAGATATATTCAATATAAACTTGTAACCTGCCAGATCTAGTTGGATCAATATTATTAGTTACTTCACCAATAAACGGACCTGATTCAGCTGGTGTACCACCTTTAGTGGTTTTATAAGCTCTAGGTGTGCCTCTACTTCTTTGATAGTTTTCTGCCATTTATATTCCTTATTTAAAAGCTGAAGTGCTACTGGTACCTGATGAAATCACCGGGCCGCCAGATCCACCACCATTTGCAGCCGCTCTCTGATCTGCTCGAGCTTTTCTCTCCTCTCTACGCAGTCGGGCTCTTTTTGCAAATAAACTTTCTCTTCGTACAGTAGATTGAGTACCTGCATCGTCACTTACTGTATTACTTCCAGGTTTTGGTTGTACCAGTGGTGTTGATGAAGTAGCTGTTGGTGTATTACCTTCTGGTATATCATCATCCATATCTTGCACCGCTGGAGTAGGTAACTTTGCAATACGTGCTGTTGTTGCATTATTTACTAGAGCACTGCTGTACGGCTCTTTCTTTTGAGTGTTGGTTTTAGATCCGTTGATAGTTTCAGCAGTTTTAAAGTTTCCTGCTCTTGGATCTGATCCAGCATTTGGCTGAAATTGTCTACTACTACGAGCTCCAGGTGGAATAACATTTTTGCTAGGTCTTACTGATTCACCTGCTCCGCCAAATGCATCTAATCCTGGATCTTCAACAACGTTCTTCTCAACTTGTTTTTGTTTTGGACTATCAGTTGCAATATCAAAGTTTCTAATAGTACCCCTTAATCTTTGTGTGAACTTTCCTTCCTTGAAGTAATTTA